GATTCTTTTTTATATATACCAACTGTAACGCTTGTAGTAAATTCATCAAAGCCCATGCTATTTTTTTTATAATAATTTTTATAAACATCATACCCCTCATCGTGTTCTAAAATCTCAATTTTTTTTACTTTGCCCTTATTCTTCATTTTTAAATCTCCCCTTTTTTTAAGTTTATTGGTGTCGTTGTTGATTTATTATGCGTGTTTAAAGCTTCTTTTAATTTATAATGTTTAAGTATGTTACAATTAATACTATAAACTAAAAGAGCTATGATGTCAAGTATAATTTTAAATTTATTATAAAAAAGTTATAAAGCCCCTAACCTATGAAAGTTTATAAGACCTGTCATGTCAAACTTTATAAGCATTTTAAAAAAAATTAAAAAAAATTAAAAAAATTTTATTTATCTTTGAATGTTGTATTATATTATTATAAATTTATGCTAAAAAGTCAAGAATTAATGCAATTATTGATATAATATATATTTTTATTTTTTCCCTTCTATTATATACAATATAAAATCTTAAAACAACTATTTAAAAAGATATTATTAATGTATTATATACTAATACTTTAAAATAGACAGAGAAGCCCAAGATTGCGTTTTATAAGCCTTATAGATGTATATTAATAGTATATGTGCTATATGTAATTAAAATGTGATAGAAGGCAGTTTAAGGATCTGCAACTATTTGCATGTATAACAATATTAAACAGCATTATGTAAATTGTCTGATTATTAAAAAAAGTTAGAACATTATAAATACATTTTTACAAGCTCGCTTGTTATACCTGCAATAAATTGCATGCAGAACTGCATTAATTAGTGCAATAAATTGCATCAATATTAAGCGTCGCATAATACATATTATAAGACAGAAAGGCTTTCAGCCCTGCAATATCAACGCTCATCAGGTAGGGGTATGCTACATTTTAACCCTTTTATTAAGTCCATATACCCCTTAAAGTAGTTTCTGAACTCTGTGGCTATACCCTATATTATTCCCCCTTGCTATCCTCTATTATAAAATTATTTTAATTATTTTCTTTTTTTACTTTAAATTCTCCACCCTAGAGGATATAATAGTAATAGAGGATATAAAAAAATACTATACAAAGTATTCTCTCACAATACAAAGGAGGGGGTGTAATTTTGAAAATTTACTGTGAGAATTGTGGATTAGTGACCAAACAAGAATTGGTAACGTTAACTCCAAATGAATATGATTACTATAGTGATTTTGTGAGAAAAGTTATTTCAGCTCACATAAGAGATAATAAAACAGACACTAAACATAAATCAAGTTTATTTGAAGGGTGTGATAGTTGTAATGAATAAAGAGATAGAACGTAAATTTTTAATAATTGACTATAGTATTAACGATTTAGAAATACAACACTCTAGGTTTAAAGTAAACAATACATTAATAATACAGCAACTATATATAAACACATATAGAGACAGGGAAATGAGATACAGAAAGTCTTTTGATACTAAAAATAGAAAGTTTAGCTATACCAAAACAGAAAAAATAGGTTATGGAATGACTAGGGAAGAAACAGAAGTGTCAGTCCCTAATGTTGAATTTATAGTATATGCTAGAAGGTGTTTACCTATTGAAAAAACAAGGTATGTTTGCAAAAATCATGGTAGAGATTTAATAATAGATGGATACATGAATGTTAATATTCCATTAGTTTGTGAAATAGAATTTAATAGCGAGCAAGAAGCTAATAATTTTACCCCTTACAAGTGGTTGGGTAAAGAGGTAACAGATATTAAAGAATTTAAGAACTATTATATATTTAAAGAATTAAACAAAGAGGGTGATGTTGATGGATAAGGCTTGTCCAATGAAGTTTAGTGGGGACGAAGCTCTTAATTTAAGTAATAGAAGGGGCGAAATTTATCATGAATATAAATGTATAGAAAAAAAGTGTGCTTGGTGGAATATTCATGATAAAATTTGTTCAATAACAGAAAGGGGACATTGATGGTAGTAGAAATAGGAAAAAGCAATAGAAAAAATAATTTGTTTTGTGTAGTAAAGGTTAATACTCCTGAAGGTAAAAGGGTTGCTATAACAGCTACACATTGGTCTAATAAGGATAATATACACAGGAAGGGCTTTACATTTAAAGAAGCAATAAAGAAAGCTAAGAAGTATAGCAGGCTAACTAATACACCATTGTATGAAGGGACTGATTTTTAATGTTTGATGGAGCTATAGAAGCATTGAATTTAGTTGTAGTTATAGTTGCAATACTTGTTGTAACTATAATATTTACTTTAGCTTCACCATTCCTTGCTGTAGTTTTTATATTTAATAAAACATGGTATTTCTTTAAGGTTAAACAATGGCAGAGTTGGGGTAAAGATAAAAAAAGTTGATATTTTTTTGACAGCAAGAATAATCATACTATACAAGGGGTGTTTAATTTAGAAAAGTTCAAAGTGGGCGATAAAGTTTTTGTTAAAATTAATGATAACTTAACAAGAGAAGAAATTTTTTGGAATATCCAAAAGGCATGACCCTGATAGTTATGATTATGCAGTATCCTTTCAAGGTGATTATGACGATTGGGTAAATGATATATTCAAAGAAGAACATTTATCTGTTAGGTATGTAAATCTAATTCCTAAAAGGCTTGTTGGTGTCGAAACAGAACTTAAAAAAACATTTAAGAAGGTGTGGGGACAAAATGATTTGTTTTTATTGTGGGAAAATAACTTTCCCTGACAATTCATTAAATAGGAGAATAAAAATATGTGATGATTGCAAAAAGGAAGGTTTTTATGAACAACACACAATTTAAAGCTTTGCTGAAAGCAACTCCTAAAGAACATAAGCAGGGGTTGCTTAGTGGTTGGCTAACGATTAGGGAGTATTTTGATGGATACCAAAGTATTGTAGAAGCATATAGTATAAATAATACAAAAAAAGAATTGGTAGTCAAAATAGGATTTTAGAAAGGAAGATAATAATGGAAAAGGTTTATGCAGTACACTTTGATGGCAGTTTATATAAAGGTTTAGATTATAATAAAGGACTTTTAAAAAATAGGCAAGGTATTTATTCGAGGGAGCAGGACGCTAAAGGAGTTATAACAAGAGATACTGAAACATTAGCAGAGAAGATACACTACAACAATAGAACAAGTGATGACCTAAGATGGTTTGAATTGCCTGAAGTTTATAAAGAAGAAAAGATTGAAAAGCAAAAAAGAAGATTTAAGATTGTTGAATATATTCCAAAAGGGACTGAATAATAAATAACTAAAAAAGAAATGATATTAGAACATTTAAAAACAGGTGCAAGTATTGGACAGTATGAAGCTATCATAGAGTATGGCTCTTTAAGGTTGCCTGCTGTGATATATGACTTAAGGGCTGATGGATATAATATAGAAACAGAACTGATTAAAAGCCCTTTAGGAAGGGTAATAACTGAATATACTTTAATATAAGAAGGGGTTGCTTAATATGTCAAACAAAACTTACTATTTCTGTATAGAATGTCAAAGGCATTATAGTGAAGCAGTAGCTAAGGATAAAGATATGGAGTGTATTTGTGGTGGTGGCTTAGTTTTACTACAATGACCTAACTGATGGGACAAAAAGGAGTGAGTAACTGTGAAAAATAAAAGAGTTACTATACAGTCGGATATGTTTAACATTTTAAAGAAAAAATCGTATAGACATAATGTAATTATGAGCTTTATAAACTCTAAAGAAGCTAAAGGTAAAAAAACAATAAATATAAAAGAGTTGCGTGAAACAATAGCAAAGGCTGAAGGTGATAAAGTCTTATGAGGTGGGCTATAGTGGAGCATCCTATTAAGGGCAGAATGGCAATCAGAATGTATGAAGGGGAAAAGGTAGATATAATAAAAAAGAACTCTCCTTCTTTAAGGGTTATTGATGTAGTTGAGTCAATTGACAGGAAGGAGTGGTAGTAATGGGTAAAGCAGGAAGTTTACAATGTCCCAATTGTGGGGACATATTCCCTGTACAGTATTGGTTGAATGGGAAAAGTATTTATGGGGCATTTTATTTGTGTCCTAGTTGTCAAAGCAAACATCATTGGCAAGAACTTATTCCTGTAACAAGTAGAAGCCAATAGTATTTTTTTGGATATAAATATAGTTATATAATACAAGGAGTGTATAATATGAGTAAACCTAAAATAATATTAATTACAGGCCAAGCAAGACATGGGAAAGATAGTCTGGCAGACTTTTTAGAGATTGTGTCCCCTTCTACAACAGCAAGAATGGCTTTTGCTGATGGAGTAAAAAAGGTTGCTAAAGAAAAGCATGATTGGGATGGCGAAAAAAACGAAGTGGGTAGAAGCCTATTACAACTTGTTGGGACAGGATATAAGATTTTGTATGGCAAGGACTATTGGATAAAGGATTTAGAGAGTAAAATCGAAGATGATGTGGACTATATAATTGTTTCAGACACAAGATTTATAAATGAGTCCACATATTTTAAAGAAAATGGTTATAAGCAAGTAGTTATAAGGGTTATTAGACTTGATGAAGATGAAAATATATTTGACAATGGCTTAACTGAAAAACAAAAAAATCATCCTAGTGAAGCTGAAATGAGTAGAATTAAATCTGACATAGTAATATCTGCTAAAAATTTAAATGAATTATGTCAAGGAGCAATATTACATCTAACAAAAATATTTTAGCAAAGGGGGTTTTATATGGATACATTTGTACAATTACACAATCATACAGCTATGGGGTCTTTGTTAGATTCTTTAATGACAGTAGATGAATTAGTTGAAAAAGCAAAAGAGTATAATATGCCTGCTGTAGCAGTTACTAATCATGGGGCTATGCACGACTTTTTAAGGTTTTATAAAAAAGCAAAAAAAGAAGGAATAAAATCAATATTTGGTTGTGAATTATATATAACAAATGCCCCTGATATGAAAATAAAAGATAAGGAAGAAAAAAGGTATCATTTAATTACTTTGGCTAAAAACAAAGAAGGACTTAGTAACCTATTCAAGTTAATCACTATTGCAAATAAAGAAGGATTCTATTATAAACCTAGAATAGATTTCAAAACTCTAAAGGAATATAGTGAAGGGCTAATCGTTACTACAGCTTGTCTTGGTGGCGAAATTCCTTCTATAGTTATGGAAGATATGGCAAGAGCAAAAGATATTGTATATCAATACAAAGATGTGTTTAGTAATGACTTCTATATTGAAATAATGAGTAACAAGATGGAGGAACAGTACAAAGTTAATCATAAATTGCACATGTTGGCACAACAAACTGACACTAAATTAGTTGGAACAAACGATATACACTATACAAACAAAAAAGATTTTAAATCACATGAGGTTATGCTTGCTGTTCAAACTAAAGCTAAAATGAAGGATAAAAACAGATTTAAACTTCCTAAGAATGAATTTTATTTTAAAAGCTATAATGAAATGTTAGAAGGTTTTTTCTTGAATGGTAGTATGAAAGATGTTGCACACGAAGCCTTAAAGAATACTTTAGAGATTAATGACAAGATAGAACAAATAGACTTTACTTTAGGTGAGATAAGATTCCCTGAATATGAAGTCCCTGAAAAATATACAACTGAGGAATTTTTAGATGGAGTTGCACATTACAAACTAAAAGAACTATCTAAAAAAGAAGATATACCATACTATACTTACAAAAAAAGATTAAAGCATGAGTTAAAAATTATTAAAGATAAAGGTTTCTCAGCTTACTTCTTTATTGTAGCTGACTTTGTAAGGTGGGCTAAGGATAATGGTATTATGGTAGGAGCAGGCAGAGGGAGTGCAGGTGGCTCTCTTTTATCATACCTTATGGAAATAACAGCTATTGACCCAATGAAGTATGGGTTGCTGTTCAGTAGATTTTTAAACCCTGAGAGAGAAGCTATGCCTGACATTGATATAGACTTTAGTAGAGTAGGTAGAGAGAGAGTTATTGATTATGTAAAAGATAAGTATGGTGAAGAAAATGTTGCACACTTATGCACATTTGGAACACTTAGCACAAAATCTGTTTTAAAAGATGTTGGCAGGGCATTAGATTATAATTTTCAGTATATGAACAATAAAGTAGTAAAAGCAATTCCTGATGATGTAAAAAATATAGGGGAAGCTATTAGAACAAATTCTAATGTAGAAGAATATGCTAAGAAGCATGCTGACTTATTTAAATATGCTAGTAAGCTAGAAGGTAAGCCTAGACACTTAGGGACACATGCTTGTGCAATTGCTATAACCCCTGAGCCTGTAACAAACATAGTGCCTTTGGCAAGGACAAACAATGGAATAGTTACTCAAACTGAAATGGGTGATAGTGAACAACTAGGCATGTTGAAGATGGACTTTCTAGGTTTAAAAACATTAGACATCTTAGAGAACACAGCAAGGTTTATTCAAAAAAGAGATGACTTAGACAGTTATGATTTTATACCAACGCCCAAAAACATGTGGGAACTTCCATTAGATGTTGAAGAAGTTTATGAAAATATATATCAAAAGTCAGATACAAATGGGGTATTCCAAACAGAAAGTCAGCTATTTAAAAAATTGTTAGGACAAATGAAGCCAACTAAGTTTGAAGATATTATTGCTATATTAGCTCTTGGTAGACCTTCTACTCTTGAAGCAGGAATTGTAGATGACTTTATAGATAGAAAAAATGGGTTGCAAACAGTAGAATATCCTCATGAAGATTTAGAAGAAGTATTAGAAGAAACTTATGGCTTTATGCTATATCAAGAACAAGTTTTAAAGATTGCTCAAATTATTGGGGGTTTCAGTTTAGGAAAGGCTGATATTTTAAGAAGGGCTATAGGGAAGAAAAAAGAAAAGCTAATGGATTCTTTAAAAGAAGATTTTATTAATGGAGCTATTGATAAAGGCTATAAAGAGGATTTTGCTGTAGAGATGTTTGAATTGGTTGAATACTTTGCAGGGTATGGATTTAATAAATCTCACAGTACAGCTTATGCTATAACTTCTTATGCTACAGCTTATCTAAAAAACTTTTTCCATACTGAGTTTTATGCAAGTCTAATGACTTTTGAAGCTAAAAAAGCTCCTAAAAATAGTAACTTAACAACTTATATAAGTGATTGCTATAGGAAAGATATAGGGATACTCCCACCTGATATAAACGACTCAGAGCTTGGGTTTACTCCTATAAACAATGGTGAAGCTATAAGGTTTGGTCTAGGTAGCATAAAAGGTATTGGTGATAAAGGAGCAAATGACATATTAGAAAAAAGACCTTTTGACTCTTTAAGTGATTTATACAATAGAGTAAACAGAAGGATAGTCAACAAAACTGTATTTGAAGCTTTAATAAAATCAGGAGCTTTAGATAGATTTGGGGACAGTAGGAAAGGTTTGCTTGAGGAATATGGGAAGCTAAGAAAAGATAAAGCAATTAACTTATCTTTATTTGATATGAGTACAGAGGACACAAGAGAAGAAATTATACAAATGGAATATAAAACTTTAGGTATGTCAGTTAGCCACCCTTCAAAATGGGATAAGCTTGCTGTAGGTGGCGAAATAAAATTTGTTGGTGAAATAACAGAACTGAACGAGATAACGACTAAAAACGATAACTTAATGGCTTTTGCAAAGTTTAAAACATCAAGAGTTGAAATGGAAATGGTTATATTCCCTACACTTTATAAAAAACATCATGGTTTGCTACACTCTAAACCTAAAGTAGTGGTATTTGGGGAAAAAGGCTATAATAGTTCGTTAGTCGCACTTGGTCTAAAAGAATATAACCCTGAAGAATATGATAAGGAGTGATAATAATGGACAGTCAAGAATATGTGGATTTAGAATTTAATTTAAATGACGAATATGTTCAAGAGTTAGTTAAAAAAAGCAATAAAGGAAACCCAATAGCACATGTTGAATTACTTGGTGAAACAATAATTAGATTTAGCGATAAAATTAATCAGGCAGACGTTTCAAGTTTTGTAAAACAAGAAATTATATTAATGTATGTTGAAAGGCTTTTAGATTTTAAACAAGAAGTATGATGGTAAGTTTATAAAAATATAATACAAGATTTGGGCTTAATCTTATAATGTATATTATGCGACACCAAATTAAGATATGTATACCCCCAACACTTTACTTCCTTTAGTATAACAGAGGAATCTGTAGCTTCAGGGAGTTTTGTTGTTTATAAATATAATTATTTTTATTTTTCAAAAAAAGAGCTAATCTATTCTAAAGGGCTTTAATCAGTTGTAATCATCTATAATGGAGTATTAGAGTATTTTTGTATAGAAATATAATACAAAAAATTTCTAATATTGCTTTAAAAATGGGTCAAAAATAGGTATAATAGTAGTGAAGGGGTTAAAAAATATAATAATACTATACAGGGGGGGAATGATGAATGATTGAGGTTTTACCAAAGGTTGAACTGTTAGATTATACAAAAAATGCAGAAAGAAATGTAGCAATATCTGCAAAACTAACTCACTCTAAAGAAGGGTTAGAAAAGTTAGATAAAAAAATGAGCAAAGAAGAAGTAAAAAAAATAGTAAGACACATGATTAAACTAGGTCATACATCTACACTAGAACACTCCTTCTATTATTTTAAAGTTGCTTGTAGTAGGACATGTTCACATCAGATAGTAAGGCACAGAATAGGGACAGGCTTTTCTCAGCGAAGCGAAAGGTATGTAGATAATGGCGAGTTAGAAGTTATTGTCCCACATACAATTAAAGAAAACCCTGAAGCATACGAAGATTTTATACACAAATGCATTGTTGCTGAAAAGCAATACAATAAATTTAGAGAACTAGGAATACCTAAGGAGGACGCTAGATTTATATTACCTAGAATTAAAACAGAATTAGCTTTTTCTTTAAATGGAAGGGCATTAAGACATTTTATAAATCTAAGAATGGATAAACATGCTCAATGGGAAATAAGAGATATTGCAACAAGAATGTATGAGCAGGTAAAAAATGTAACACCAAATATAGTATATGGATTGTAATAAGGAGTGTTGTTTTTAAATGGACTTTATAAATGAAGAAGGGGTAATCTTTGATACGAATATATTAATTAACAACCCAAATGTTTTATTAGAAATGGATAATATAAGGATACCATATGTAATATTGAAGGAGTTAGATAAGCTAAAAACAAGACAGGACATAGGACACAGAGCTAGACATGTAAGTAGACTAATACTTGAAAATAATATAGTATGTAGAAAGCTTTTTAGAGATAGTAGTGAAGATAATTGTATTGACGATTTGTTGCTGTCAATCTTGAGAACTCACCCAAATTATAAATTATATACAGAGGATATATTGTTGTATTTAAAAGGGAAAGCAGAACTGTCTAATGTGGTTTATTACAATCAAGATAGTAGCAATCTTTATGAAGGAGTTTCAAATACTCTTATAAAACAAAAGGTGGTTGACGAACTATATTCAGAAGGTTATACAGTTGCAGATGTAAATGATTTATACGAAAATCAATATGTGTTTGATAAAGGCAAAGGAGTAATCGCTAAAAGGCAAGGGGACATACTGAAGTATGTTGATTGGAACAAATCAGTTAGTGGATTTAAGGGTCTTAAATTAACCCCTAGACAAATAATGGCTGTTGATTTAATAATGGATACAAATATAACAGTAGCGAGTATAACAGGTCGAGCAGGGACAGGCAAGACTTCTCTTACTGTAAATGGAGCCTTAGACCTTATCAAACAAGGGGTATATAATAAGCTAATTATCTCAAGACCTAGAATACAAAGAGGAAATAAGGAAGATAAAATAGGAGAATTGCCTGGAGACATTGAAGATAAAATGAAACCATATATAGCTCCATTCTTTGACAACATCTACAGCCAAACACTTATTGATGTAGAGATTATTCCATTAAGTATGATACAAGGCAGAGATTTAAAAAAATCAATATGGCTTATTACAGAATTTCAAGATGTCTTACCTACAGAAGTTGACAATATAGTTGAAAGGGTTGGACAAAATTCTAAGCTAATTGTTGAAGGCGACATAAACCAATGTTCAAGAAATATATTAAGTAAAAGATATAATGGGCTATCATTTTTAATTAACTCATTAAAGGAGCAAGAACTTACAGGTTCAGTCAAGTTAGATGAAGTAAAAAGAAGCGAAACAGCAAAGCTAGGGAAACTATTAAGAGATAAGGCAAGAATATTATAGGTGGTGTAGTAATGTGTAAGGATAACATTTCAGTATTAATTACAAAATTAAATAAAGGTGAGAAAGTTTATAATGAGTTATGGGAGCATGTGAGTAGCTTGGTGTATAGTATAGCATTTAAATATTCTCAAAGGCATGGATATGAGTATGATGATGTGAAGCAAAATGCTTTTATAGCTTGGCACAATCTAACTAGAACTTTCAATTTAGATAAAATGAAAAGCGACAATATTGAAGCAAACTACATTGGCTATTTAAACAAGTATTTAGAAAGAAGGTTGCATGACTATTCTAGCTCTTACTCTATATTTAAAGATAACAGCAAGGATATTGTGAGTTATAGCGACTATGATGATATTGGCTTCTTAAGTGAAGATATGCAAGTAGAGCCTTTTGATGACTATTATATACAGGCATTAAGCATAGAAGAACATTATCATAAGTTTTCAGGAAGGGAAAAACAAGTGTTTAACTTATTGAAAGAAGGGTATGATGATGGGTATATAGCGAACAAGTTAGATATTAGTTATCAGAATGTCTATGAATACAGGAAAAGAATATTTAAAAAAATACAATAGCCTGTGTTAGATTTTTATACATCAGAACGTTATATATTATGAAGTTTGATATATGATATATACCAAACAGGTCGAAAGGAAGGGTTTTATTGGGTAAAAAAAAAATAATAAAAGCACTTATAAAGAACGAATTGAGGAAATGTTTTTAGAAACAGCAAAAGAGCTTAATGTTGATGTTTCCAAAGTTGGTATCATATGTGTTGGTAATGATAAATTTAATAACCCCTTCACGAATGAACATATAAAAGATTGGACATATTATAGTAGGGGCTAAAGTTATTAGATATTTAGAGGGTGGTACTTTTATAGTCCCCCTCTTTTTTTTGTGCAATAAATATTCAGAAAATTCAGAAAACAAAGGAATGGTTAAGTAATGGAAAATAGAGTTAAAACAATACCAATGAACTCAAAGGACATGGTATATCAATTATTAGAATATGCGAAAACTGATGAAATAGAGTATATGAGAGGTAAGCACAACAAAATAGAGTATGGAGTAAGGCTTCCTATATTTGTATATGCCTTACATTCATATATAGATGAACATGGCAAGCTCCCTAGTCAAAGTGAGTTTTATGATTATTATTTAGAAGTCAATAAAGATAACAAAGTAATTAATAGCCTTGACGACTATTTAATGAAGTTTTTAAAAGCTAGAGCTTATAGAGCTTATCCTTCAATAATCAGGGATATTCATTTTGCGAAGTTGCTTGACGAAAACACAATGTTAGACGAAGTAATATTTGATAAAAAATTAGATGTTAAAGAAGGAATAGATGTTTTAGTTGTTGAGAACAATCAAAAATATGCTATTAATTGCTATTACAATACCAGAAGGTCAAAAGAAGCTAGAATAGTTAAAAAGAAACATAGGCATAAAAAATCTAATGAGTATGTTTATGTTGAATTTCCTATTAATAGTAATGAGGGAATAAAAATAAGTGATAAGTTTGTTTTATATGGCACTAAACATGTAATCAACATACTAAACACTATACTAAAACATCAAAAACAAGCAAGCTAGAGGGTGATTGAATGGCTTTGTCAGGTTGGGACTTTAAAGAATATGAACACTTACTTGATGACAATTTAATAAATCAAGCTATAGATATATTAGAACAAAGATACAAGAAGATGGCTGATTGGATAAAAGAGAATGAGGGAATTGATTCTTGCTCTAATTGTAAGAGTAATAACCTTCATTTTGCACATAATGGTATAGAGTGCAACGAATGTGGACATTTTGAAAAAGTAAAAGTCCCTTATCCTTCACAAGGGGGTACTGTTGCTAGTAGAAAGCTAGAGAGTGTAATTAAAGAGTTGTTTTCTAGCAAAATGCAAGAGCAAAGAAAAAAAGAAAAGCCTTCTGAAAAGCAACTTGAAAGGTTGCCTTTTGAGGTTGATGACTTTGATAGTGGGGAATATACAAAAGAACAGGTGGAATACCTAACAAGAAGATACAGTACACTTGTAGAGGAAGATAATATAATTAAATCTACTGACAAATTTTACATCAGGTCGCTTGTAATTCAGGAGTTAAAAATTATGACACTTGAACGACAGCAAGCAATAGGAATGGACATATCCTCTACTGATATAAAAAGACAGTATGAAATTTATGACAAATTAGCCACTAAAGTTAAAGCCAATAAATCTTCAAGAGGTGATGAAGGTCAGACAGACTTCTTAAAAGATATGGAAGAAAAGTTAGACAAAAGAGAAATTAAAGAGATTGTTGATGATTATTTCACAGAGGATTTACAACTCAGGCAAGAGTATCTTGAAATGAGCAAACAAAGACGAGAAGAAGTAGGCAATCCTTACTAATGAATATTAACAGGAATAAAATATATAAGTTATTAGAGCTTGGTAGGTATTTGCCTGTACTTGCTGTAAGCATACTCTTAAATGTTAAATTACCTTACCATCAACAAGACATGTTAGACAGAACTTGGAAAACAAAAAATGTAATATTTTTATGTAGCAGACGAACAGGAAAGTCCTTTATAATGGCTTTATTTGCTTTATTACAAGCTTTGCTGTATAGAGATATGAAGATTGGAATAGTTGCTCCTGTATTCAGGCAAGCAAAAACTTTATTCGACCAAATAGAAGGTGTAATAGAGCGTTCACCTTTTGCTAGTTACATGATGGAAGATGTTCCTAAGCATACAACAGAGGAATTTTACATTGATTTTATAACAGGCAGTAGAATATCAGCTTTGCCTTTATCTGATAGAATACGTTCTTATGGTTTTAATATAGTGATTATAGATGAATATGGCTATGGGGACAGGATGAATGATAAGCTAGACAATATTATTGCTCCTATGCTTTTCACTAAAAGAGGGTTACATCAGAGTGGCGAAGTTCACGAAACAGACATAGGGAATAGGCTTATCCTTGCTTCAACAGCAACATTTAAGTTTAATGATTACTATAAAAAAGTTAAAGACTATGAAGAAGAAATCAAAAATGGCAGTACTAATCATGACATAATTTCTTATGACTATAGAGATGGGCTAGATAGTGGTATTTTTGAGGAAGAAATAGTTTTACAGAAATTCAATAAAGCTGACAGCTTAACACAGAAAATGGAGTATTTAAATATATTCCCTGACGATACTTCTTTATTTATAACCTATGAGCTTATACAAAAATATGTAATAGATACAGACGAAGAAGAAATTGATGGTGAAGTTGTTCCAAAAACACAAATAGAGTTTGAACAGCCACTTGATGAAGATGGCAACCCAATTTATGATTATGTACTAACCTTTGATGACGCTGACACAGGTGATAATTTTGCTGTTAATATTATTAAAATAGATGGTACAGTTAAAAAAATAGTTTTAGTAAAAACCATGAATAACCAACCAATCCAACAGAAAATAAAGTTAATAAGAAATTTACTTAGGAAGTTCAATGTTAGATTGATTGCTTGCGACCAAAGAAATAGAAATATTAGAGATAACCTTGCAGAGCCTTATTATTATGATGATGGGGCTGTTGGGAACATAATAGTAGATATGAATGATGAAGAACAACAAGATTATCTATATAAGAAATATGGTACTGAAGCAGATTATAAAAAAATATTTAAGGTTTATAACTTCTCAGGAAAGACTAATGAAATGAGAGCTAGAAACTTATTAAGCGAAATGGAGTCAGGAAAAGTAAAATTCCCTGCCCCTATTGGAATTGAAAGTAAACGAGAAGAAGACGCTGTAGCAGAAATGAAAGAAACATGGGCTGAGATAACATCAATCAAACCTACTCAAAGAGGTAAGTACACAGCTTATGAGCCTGCTCTATCTACACAGAAAAAAGATAGGTGGACTGTAACAGAGCTTGGGGTTTGGGCTTCTAATGAATACTTAAGAAAAATGAACTCTAATGATGGCAATGATGTTCCAATGGGAATATGGAATTAAAAAGAGGGTGATGTGGCTTGAACAAAAATGATAAAAATATAAAAGAAAGTAAATCAGAAGTAACTGAAGATTATATAGTAGGTAAAGCTAGTATACAAGATTTTTTAAGAGAAAATACTTCTTATTTTCAGACTATAATACCTAAAAGAAGAAAAGATGTAATAGAAAAAGCTAGGCAATATATGTGGAGTGTTGGGTTGTTGTACAGAGTTATTAAATTAAAAATTGAACTTGGTGCTTCAGGTCTTGAGCCTGTTCATGCAGACCCAAAAGTAGAGCAATTTTATAAAGACATATATGATGACTTAGATATGGAGGGATTTGTTAGAAGTGCTATTTATGAACATGAATTGGTGGGGGAGTGGTATCCTTATTTTTCTTGGGATGACAATACTCCTATTAATGCGACTTTATTAGACCCTACTTTAGTAGAAGTCAAAGCTGTTTTTGGTAACGAGTTTATTTATTTACATCCTTCAAGTGATGTTGAATATATAATTGATAACGAAAAAAATAGCAAAATATATAAAAAGATACAAAAACTAATTCCTACTAAGGTGCTGAAAAAATGGAAAAAAGGCGAGCCTGCATTATTAAATAGTGATAATGCAAAAAGATATTTTAATATTAAACCACCTTATGAAAAATATGCTAAATCTCCTGTACTTCCTATTTTTAGGGATTTAGAGATATTAAAAATGCTTAAGGAAGCTGATTATGTAACAGCAAAAAGATTAAGACAGCTTATATTACAAATTAAAGTTGGCGACCCAAAACTAAATGATGGCTCACCTGTAGGGAAAAAAACACTAAAGGGAGCTATGGATTTATGGAACGATAGAAAAAAATCTAACGAAGTGTTCTCGCAATGGTTTGTAAGTGCTGAGTATATTACTCCTGATATGGATATATTTAATGAAGAAAAATATAAAAATCCTATCAAAAGTATTGTAGATTGGAGTGGCTTAAATGCCTTGCTGTCAGATGGAGGAAGTTACTCTGAAGGCTATATTAAAGTTAAAGGGCTTAGACAAACTTTTAAAAATATTAGAAGAACTATTAAGAAAGCTCTTAATGACTTCAATAAAGAAATAGCAATAAGAAACAATATGACTTATTATGGCAAACCTAAAACTCCTGAGATAAGGTTTAGCAATAGTGCATTAATTGATGACACAGAAATGAGAAAAACTATTGAGTTTTTATACAAATATGGATTGCTTAGTGCTGAAGATACCCTTAAAAACTTTGGGTATATGTTTGATAGACAGATGAACAAAAAAGAAGAAGAACAAGACTTTTTTGACACTATTAGAATTGGCTTTGAGCCTTCACAGGGACTTTTGACTGAAGAAGAAAAGAACTCAGGTAAACCAAAAGACCCTAATAATAAGCAACCTAGAACTAAAGAGTAATAATAACAAACTATCTCAAGATGGGGGGTGAAAGTTGTTGCCTGATAAATACAAGTTAAAGAGAGCTAAAATAAGTGCTGAAATAAATGTTAGTGATGTAAGAAAAGGTGTTGCTAAAAAAGAAACAACCCTAAACAACAAAATGTATATTAGTTATAATGTTCTTCATACCCTTCCTGATTTTAATAGTAATGGGCTAGCTTATGACCCTGAAAGAACTGAAGAAACAGTTAAAACATTTATAGATGGCTACATAAATATTGGACATGATGATTGGTTTAATGTTGGTGCTATTTATGATAGTAAATATATTTCACAAGAACAGGGTGGAAAGATACAAGCTGATGGCTTCCTATGGAAGAATGTTTTAAGAAACTTTGACATTACTCCACAAGATATAATAGATGGTAAATATCAAATATCAATGGAAGTATTATATAAAGACTATTATTACTTAGTTGGTGATGAAAAATTTGACTCTTCTAAACATTCTGAATTAGAAGAATTTGTGGGACAAACAAAAGAGGGAAAGCCTGTTATAAGAGTAATATTCCCTGAAGAATTTATAGGGGTTGCATTAACCACAAAGCCTGCTGACAAGGATGCTGCAATATTTCAGGCTGTAGCTAAAAAGTTAGAAAGTTATAACAATAAAATTGACAATTATAAGCATGGAGGTGCTGAGGAAGTGGAATTATTTAAAGAATTAAAATTTGAAACAGAAGAAGATTACAACAAACATGTGGAAAAGTTAAGACAAGGTTATGTAATGGCAGACGAAATCTTAAAAAAATTTGCTGAATTAGATTTAGAAGCTGAGAAACTTGATGATTTAGTAAAAGTTGTAGCTGATGTTAAAGAAGAATTAAGTACAGTAAAAAGTGAGTATGAAGATTACAAACAATCTGTAGCTAATGAAAAATTACTTAACAAAAGATTAAGTGAGCTTTCTGAATTAAACATTACTGTTGCTGAAGAAAAACATGAAGAAATTATTAACATGTCAGAAGCTACTTTTGAAATCTTACTAGATACTGCTAAAGCTAGTGTCGTAGAAGATAATAAAGAAGACAAAGAAACAAAAGAAGCAAAAGCTGAATTTGTAGACCCTAGTTTGCAAATATCTGATGAAGATAAAGAGTTAGATGTAGAAGCAGTTGCTGAAGGAATATAATTCCTGATTAACAATATTTAATATTTCTAAGGAGGAATAAAATAAAATGGCTGAGAAAATGACTATGTTTGAATATGGTTTTAATTTAAAAGGCAAAAGAAAATTTGATGTTGGTGAAGATTTAATAGGCACATTTAAAGCTCCTGAGTCTTGGGAATACCCTGTATATTCAGGTACACCTGTAGACTATGATAGCTCTAATGCAGGCTTTTTAAAGAAAACTGCTGATGGTGCTTTACCTGAAGCTTTACTGTTCTCAAGAGTAAGTAATGAGCTACGAGACATTGAAATGTACGAGAGCATTGTTGCTAGAGATGAAGTTAGATTAGGTGAAAATGTTGCTGTATTACCATTTAAAAAGGGTGCAATCATCAGAACAGGTTTACTTGCTGATGGATATACTCCTACAGCAGGGGATGACATCTATATTGATGGTGGCAAGTTTAGCAATACAGACCAAACAGCAGGTAGTGGGGTTGTTGTAGCTAAAGTTATTGAAGTTGATGTTAATGGCAAAGTTCAATTAGTTTTAAAATAATAATTTTAATAAGATTTAGAATAATTAAAGGAGGATTTTCCTAATGAAAAATTTTAGATTACAAAAAAATGATAAATATTTAAAGGCTTTAGCTTCTAGTCAAGCTGAAGCAAAAAAGAAGGTAAGCGACAAAAATAGAGTTAATTACCTAAAAGAGATGGCTGACAGCGAGGAATTACAAAAAGCTTATGCTCAAAAGTTAGTTTCTAAAACATCTGTTGGTATTCAAGCTCAATTAATGTTTACTGAGTTCTTAAACATGGGAACTGTTGATATTGGGGAGCCATTAATTTACACACTTGACGAGCCTGTAAAAAGAGCTAAGATTACAGAAATGGCTGTACATGGTGGTAAACCTAGAGAAACATTAATTAACAATGCTGACTATGTAAGAGTTACACCTTACGAAATTACTTCACCTGAAGTTAGCATGAGTAAGTTCTCTCTAAGACAAGGTGATGTGTCTAACGAGAAAAAAATGAAAAAGAGAGTTGAAGAAGGAGTAGCAGACTTAACTGAAGTTGACTCCAAAGGTTTATTAGAAGCAGGCTTAGTTCCTGACTTCTCTGCTGTAGATGGAATTAACATTGACGACAGAGTTCACGACTTCCCTTCTACTAATGACCTTGATTTAAGTGCTCAGGGTGGATTGACACTTGAAGTATTTAGACAAATCACAAGTCATTTCGACATGGTTGGTCGTGCTGTTAGAAATGTTTACATTCCTTCTAGTAGACGTTCTGACTTATGGGAATGGATGTCAATTCCTGCTGGATATTCTGATAGTTCAGGGATTACTGCTGATAATGTAGTTCCTCAAGGTATCCATGAGCAAATTGTAAGAACAGGCACATTAACCAACTTATTTGGTTATCCTGTAAACCTAGTTCCTATTAATACTCTAAATGGTAATGCAGGAAATGGTGATGTTTACATTTGGGTTGCAACAAATCAGCCTGCTGGTGAGTACAGAGAAATTCCTGATGTGTCTTCTACTTATAGGGATGAAGACGCTAGAAGAGTTTACTTCACAATGAACAAAGCAGTAGCTATGTTCCAGACTCCAAATCAAAAACTTAACTATGCTAGAGTTCGTATTGCATAGTTATAAGACACTATAAAAACTAAGGGAGGGGTTAATTCCCCTTCCTAAACTTTAAAAAAGGAAAGGAAGGATTTTTGTGTTTATTACAGTTACAAGCGATAAATCAGCTTTAGGTATTGATGGACAAATGTTCTATAAAAACAAAAGGTGTAAATGTACTGAAGAAACTGCTAAGAAAGTACATGAGCATGGTAGAGATTTTATTATTGAGATTGGTGATGAAAAAACTACCAACAAAGAATACTTTGGTGAAGATAAACCATTAAGAAAAGTTACTGAAACAGCAGAAATAGAAGTAAAAGAAGTTGAAGAAGATGTAGAAATGTCTTTAGATGAAATATTTGAGGGACATTGGAGCAAGCAAGTTAAAAAAGCTAAGGAACATCTTAAAACAGAAGAAGAAATAGAAAAAGCACTACAGTATGCAATAGAAAATGATGTAACAGATGGAGTAATTAGTAAAATAGAAGATATGCTTAATGGTGATAATGAGTAAGGGGGAATTTAAATGACTTCAATTATTAACGAAGTAGTTCCAAAAATGAGAAGGGCAATTGACGACAACAAGCCCCCTTATGTTTACACAGATGAAGCCCTTGCTGAATACATTGAAGATGGAATAGAAAGCCTTGAGATAGATTGGGAGCATGGTTATGTCGTTGATAGAGAAGCACATACTATAGAGCCTAATGTAGTTCCTAAACATCAAGCTGTATTTGTTTTAAAAGCAAAGTATGACATGTTTCTTAGACAGCCTGACATATCATTTAACACAGGTGATTTATCAGTTACAGCAAAAGCTGATGTCAAAAAGATTGTTTCTGATAGGCTAGAAAATGTTATTGAGCAGTTAAAAATTTTAGATGGTGTACTAGTGCTTTCTGATGTTGAAATAGCTGATTGGATTTAAAATTATAAAGGAGGGTTAGGAATGGATGAAGTTAGAGAGCAAGAAGTTTTGAAGGAAACTTTATCATTAGAAGATAAGAAGGTTGCTGTATTACTTTTTAATCATTTTACTAACATTAAGTCAATTAAAAAAGATATGGTAAAAGCACTTGATTTATTAGATGAAGTTTCAGAAAATTCTGACTATGCTAAAAAACAGTTAAGAAAAAGTATCCTTGACAATTACAACGATTTGCCTAGAGATGCTTTAGAATTTGTTGAGAAAATAAATAAATTATTGAAGGAGTGAGTTAGATGTTCACAGATGTATATGATGGCTCTGAAATAGTTGTTGAGATTGGCTCTTACAATGGCTCATCTTGGGACTATGAAACAGTTGCCTACAGACGAGGTTTAAATATTGATATACCTTCTAATACAAGACCTGTTTACGATAGGTTAGACTTTAGAGGTAACAAAAAGACAAGAGGGGAAAATTCATTATCTATCTCTCAAGAGTTTCAAGGTTTCGACACAGGACTTAAAACTTATGAGGAAACGAATGGATTGATTGTAAAAGTAACAATTACCCCTAATGATGGTAGCACACCTACTGACCCTGTTAGATACTACAGTAATTGGTGTACAGACCCATTAGAGTTAGGTGAAATTCCAGACGAAGGCGAGTTTAATGCAAGTCTTAATGGAAAATTTAACAAAGAGATAGTAGACGAGCCTGTTGATGATGACTTTTAATTAAGATTATAGTGGGGGGAATCTCCCCCCTTTTTTTTATTAAAGATATAAGGAGGTATATTTATGGCTTTATTAACAAGTAATGATGAAGGAACTTTAGCCTTTGTTTCTGCTTCAGCAGGTGGCGATAGATTTGAGAATAATGGAAGAAAAAAAGTTTTAGTTAAGAATGAAGATGCTGTAGAGCATACAGCGACAATCACAGCACAGAAAGAGTGTTCACAAGGATACTTGCATAATAAAGAATATATTGTTGCTGTTGATGAAACAATCCTTATAGACAACCTAGCTCCACGTTACTATAATGATGAAAACAATTTAGTGCAGATGTCTTATGACAGCGAAACAGGTATGTCAATCTCTGTATTAAATATGTAGAGGAGTGATTATGTGGTAGAGGTATTTGATAGTTTTGACAGTCAAATCTCTATTGCACTAGAAGGGTTTACGACCAGCAGTTTTGTTGTAAGTAATGGTGAAACTATTAATATAGACAATACAGGGGGGCGAGCATACTCCTCTGTATTTACTATAACTACTGATGTGGAAACAGTTTTAAGTGGCGAAATAGTAGTCAATAACGAAGGGGAAAGGCAAGGGTTTGGGTTTACACAAGATGTAACGTTAGGCATAGGGGATGTATTAGTGTTAGATTTTAAAGAACAAAATTATACTTTTAATGGAGTTTCTATTATAGACAAGGTTGATTTTATTGACAACAACCTTCTAGTTATAGAGCAGAACTCTATTAACTCCCTTTCATTTACTCTGCCTAATGATATAAACCTTGATATTCAAACCCTAAGTTATTCTGCCCTTTCTACACTTCACTATTTAGAAGGATTCAACTTACAATCAGATGTTTCATACAAGACTGTTGAAAGTTTTAATACATTGTCCCCCAATCAACATTATAAACAAGGTGTTAGTCATTCTTTTTCTATTAATCAGATGGCTACAGATTGGGAATTTTATAATCATATAAATAGTGATAGTGTATATAGAATTAAATATGTTGAGTTTAACCCTGATACTGCAATAACAGAAACTAAGTATCTTATTGGTGTTAAGTTTGATGGTTGGAAAAGAGATTTGAGAATGGGCGATTTTATTATGACAAATGTAGATGGTTTAGCACAAGAATTAATATAAAAATAAGGAGTGGTTAATAGTGGCTAAAGGTAAAGAAAAAAAAGTAGTTAATATTTGGGATGAACTTGAAGGAGCTAAAGCTGGTCTTGGTGATGAAGTTCAAGTAGTATTTGGTAATGTTGATGTAATGTTTGATATACAGTTTATTGAGTTGGATGTTGTAGAAGATGTAATACAAGAATATGAAGAAAAGAAAACTAAGAAACCTAAGATTGCTGTTCCTTCTAACAAAGGAAAAATTAACATTGAAATTCCTACAGCAATACCTAAATATCAGAAGTTTAACACACATAAGGACGCTAAGAAGTGGCGAGAAGATAATAAGCATGTTGATAAAGAAAGATATTATCGTTTAGCTTATTTGTTTATATCTGAAGAACAAAAGCCTGCTGACAATGCAGAAGATGGCATGGAGAGAATGAAAAAGTCTTTACGTTATGTTGATGTACTAAAAATAGTTAAAGCAGGAATGAAGGTAAATGGCTTTAATGAGCAATTGGGAAAGCTAGACAGCGACTCCTAAGCTCTGATAATACTTCAGGAAAAATAGAAAATGGAGTGTCCTTAAGGTATCAAGTCTTAACTATATGTGAAAAGTATGGTTTAAATCCTGAGAAGGATTGGGAGGAGCTATCTAAACAAACAAAGATGGATATGATTGCTAAATTAATCTTAGACAATGAACGTGATGAAAGATTAAGGCAAGATTAAAGGAAGGACACTCCACTTCCTTTTAAAAGGTGGTGTAATTATGCTTAGTCTATTACAAGAAAAAACAATTAAAAATAAAATTGATAAACTATTTAGAAACAACAAAATAACCATTTCATATTATCAAGATAACAACTTTAAAGCAGGTTTTGAGAGCAAGCCTTCAGGCTTCTCTGATTTTGCAGATTATAAAGGTTTTGTTTCTACTATGGATAGTTATGATGTTAAAAAATTTACCTTTGGTAATGCAGAGGTGGGGGATATAAAAATTTTATTGTCTAGCGATACTGAATTGCCTGACAGCACAGAATATAAGGTAAAGTATCTAGGTAACGAGTATATCATTAAAGCTGATTTAGTTCCAAAAAGCTTAAATGGAAAAGACATACTTTATTATGTAGCGATAGGAAAGATGTAGAATGAATATTGACACAAGTGAATTAAAAGGATTTGCTCAACATTTAAACACAATTAAAGATGATTTAGGAAAAGGCAAAAAAGAATTTCTTAAGAGTATAGATAAGGAATATAATATAGAAGAAAAACTTAACTTTCATATTAAAGCTGAAGTATACAGTAAAGACGAGCCTGAGTTTTACCAAAGGACTGAGAGGTTGTTAGCTAAAGAAGCAAAAGCTATCTTCTACACTAAAGATAAAATGGCAATAGCCATGAATGATGATTGGCTTGAAGGTGGCAGAGAACATCAATACCCTCTAGGCTCACATGTTGGTAATGACCCAAATGTACATGGTGTAAAAAACCCCTTCATGACATACTCAGAAAGAGTAGAGTATGGATATACTTATGATAATACTGAACAGAATATACCATTTAAAATAAAAATGGATGAAAGACCATTTATGAGAAAGACTTATGAAATGATGGTTAGTGATGTTAAAAGAGGTTTATTACAAGTTAAGAAAATAATCAACCCTTTCATTACAAGGTGGCGATAGTTATGATTGATAGTATAAATTTTTTAAATATTTTAGAAGAAGAATTACAGAACTTTATCACCACTTCACAATTTGATGGTGATATTGCTGATTGGCATGTAACTTTTAGCAATTCAGATACACAGGAAATTTTAAATAAAATACAGGATGATAAATTAGAAAACTACCCTATACTTCATTTTCAACTAACAGGCTCAAATCAATTGCCTAAAACTTATAATAAAGATGGAATAAGGGTTGAGCCATTTATATTAGACTTTGGAATGTTTTTAATGATTGATAAAGATTATCAAAATGAAATGAAAGATGAATTTAAGATAAATCAACTTTCTGCTGTGCTTCAAAGTAAGTTTGACTTAATAAACAAAAAGACAGAATATGTACAAGAAGCTGACATGTACATGTTGTCTAATCACTTTGAAGGTGGTTACTTGTCAATAGCAGGGGGGCAGCAAAGAGTTGTACTAAAAGCAACAAGAAGGGTTATATAAGGAAGGGGGGATAAAGTAAGTAGGAGGTAATAACTTTGGCTAACGAAACTCACAATCTATCTATTGGGGTAGGTGTTGAAATAGAAAAGGCAGAACGAGAAATTAATAATCTTATCAATGACATCAAGAAGTTGTCTAGGGAACTTGGTGATATTGATAAGCAGGCTAGAGATATAGAAAAAGTTACTAAAGAATTTAATCAACAAAAAACAAGTGTAAATTCTTTGACTAGAGAAGTTGAAGAATTAACTAGAGAAAATAATCAACTAGCTAAGTCAAATGAAAAAATAACAAATCAATTAGAAGAAGAACAGAGAGAAACAAGTCAATTAAGAAAAGAAATAGACAGATTAAATAAAGAACGTAACGACCACACAGGAGCAGTAAAAAGTGGTACTAAAGCTAATAAGAATTGGTTATCCTCTTATTCTCAGTCATTATCCATTGCGATTCATTCTGTAGCAGTATGGGGTGTAGCTACTACAGCTATCTATGGAACTAAGAGAGCATTAGAAATGATTACTGATGTAATTCGTGATGTAGATAGTGCCATGATTGATTTAATGAAGGTAATGGACGCTACTGATAAACAGTATAAACATATGCAAGATACTGCTACCGATATGGCTAGGGAATATGGTAGAAATATCAGCGAAGTTATAGACCAAATGTTCGAGTGGGGAAAACAGGGCAAAAGTGTTGCTGAAACAATAGAGCTAACAAGAACTACTTTGATGTCAGCCAATGCTACAAACCTTGAGTCTGGCGAAGCTGTGAAGTATTTAGTATCTACTTTATCACAGTTTAATATTAAGGCTAAGGACTCTTTAAGTATTGTGGATAAATGGAATGAAGTATCCAATAACTTTGCAAATACGACAGCTAGAGATTTAGCTGAGTCTATTAAAGAAGCAGGTAAAGCTTCAGAGTCTTTAGGAATTACATTAGACCAATTAATAGGTATGACTACTGCTATGGCAGAAGCTACAGCTAAGACAGGTAATAGATTAGGTAGAGCTACTAGAACTATGCTTGCTAATATTGTTGAAACAAGAAAAGGTATTGGCGATACAGGTGGGGATTTAAACGAGTTAGAAACTGTATTGAACAACCTTACTATTAATGGTAAAAAGCATGCTATAGCTCTTAGAAAATCTGAAAATGAATACAGAAACATCTATATGGTTTTAAAAGACTTATCAGGTGTTTGGGAAGATTTAACACAGGTTGAGAGAAAATATATTTCTCAACTTGCTGGTAACAAAAGAAGGTATGCTGACTTTGAAGCATTAATGGAAAACTTTGATACTGCTATAGAAGCTACTGAAGCTTCTGTAAATTCCATGAACTCAGCATTGAGAGAAAATCAAAGATATATGACAAGTGTAAATAGTCAATTTATACAAGCTCAAGCTTCATTTCAAAGCTTTGCTGTAACAGTTGGTGAAGCAGGATATACAGATGCTTTAATTGGGCTTAGTAATATATTTGAGCAGTTATTTGTAAAAATGGAAGGTTTCATACTTAACATTCAAAAAACCAATAAAGAAACAGATGGGCTTTATGCTAATACAATGAAAATTATAGCTTATACTACTGCTTTAGGTGGGCTAGGAGTTGCTATTAAAGTTTTAATACCTTTATTATCAGTTTTATCTTTATCAAATCCTATTGGTATATCAATAATGGCATTGGGAGCTATAGTTGGAGCTTTAACATCTATAGCAAATATACATGGCAAAATAAAAAGAGAACAACAAGAAATAATAGAAAATGCAGATAGGTGGAACAAGTTACTTAACGAAGGAACTTCAATGTCCTACAATGAAGCGACTGTTTTAAAAGTTCAACTTGAGGAGTTTGAGGGTATCTTTGCTAAAATTAAAAAAATGAAAGAGAGTAGTGTTTCTCAGGGTGAAATTTTAAATATGCATAAGATTAATGAGGAAATTGAAGTATTTAAAAAATATCCTTCTATATTTCCTAAATTAGAAGAATTAAAAAGCACAATTGCACAAATTGCTTATCTTAAACAAAGATTAAAAGAGCTTAGTGGAATTTATAATGAAATTACTGTAGACTTTCAAGAGTCCCAAAAGTATGTATCTATGGGAGCAGAAACATTTATATCTGCTGTACAAAAAATTAGTCAGGAAATCCAAATTAATATATTAGACAAAATAAAAGAAATACAAGAAGCTATAAAAAGCATTGATACAACTCTTGAAGTTGATATTAAAATGTTAAAATACAAAGACGAGCTTGGCTTATTTGATAGTGAATTAGAAAAAGCAAACGAGCTTGAAAGTATTTTTGAAAATAGATTAAATAAAATACTTTCACTTAGAGCACAACTCATGACTGCTGACATGACAGCAGAAGAATTAAACTTAAATAGAGAAAATGTTTTAGATGAAATTAATAGAAGATTAGATGAAGGTAACATGTCTGAGGACTACGAGAATAATTTAAAAAGAATGAAAGTTAACTTAGAAACTGTTGAGAATGCAGAAAGTGTATTTACTAGCTTATTAAAAACATTAGATACTTTAGCAGAAGGTACAGTAGACAAAATAGAACAACAATCTAAAGAGGTAGCTAAAATAAATAAAGAGATAAGTCAAGCTGAATTAATGGGTAAAAGGTGGGATGCTAAATATGGCACTCCAATAGCACAGCAGTATGATTTGGATTTAGGCTTGATGAATTTTGACCCTGATAGTACAAGAAATATTGATGAATTAAGCACAAAACTAACTGACCTTGAAGGACTTAGGGATACATTAGAATTAATTAATAAAGCTCACAGTATTGAGATTGTTGATATTTCTAAAGTAAATGCTTTAATTGATGAAACTAATGGACAACTTAAAGAACAAAGAGATATTTTAAATGCTAACACAGAAAGCTCTGAAATAAGAGGTCAGAATTATCAGGCTATGGTAACTGCTTCTAAAGAGTTTACTAAGAATGTTAATAGTTTATTAGATAAAAATATTTCAGATGTGGGAGCTGAAGAACTTAAAATCCATATTGAAAACCTAAGAGAAGCTAGTTCTGATGGATTTAATTTAGACCAAATGGGCTTACTAAATCCTGAACTATACAATTTACTATCTATAGCTATTGCTAAAGCTAATGGTGAATTAGATGAATATGTAGCTACTCAAAGTGCATTAGTAAAAGGTAGCCATTATCAAGCACAGTTTGATAAACAAGTACAAGATAGGAAAAATGGTGTTGCTAGTATTAATGATGCCTTTGAAGGAACATTGACAGAAGTAGATTTAGCTAAAAGGAGTTTAAATGAAGCTAAAAGTTTATTAGATGAAGCTAGAAGCAAAGGTTGGGGCAAGGAAATCATAAAGAAAGCTGAAGCTGTTGTCCAATCTCAAACAGAAAATTTGTCTAATGCTATTAAATCTTCTATTGATGATAGTGGGAAACACTTTAATAAACTATTAGAGGATATGGTTGGTAACTCTGCTAAAGTGCTTAATGAATTTAATTTTGAAGAAATAATAGGAATTACATCAGCACAAGAGCAGATAAAATCAATTACTTCTGAGCTTGACAGTTTGCAAAACAGAAAAGCTGAACTTGCTTATCAAAAATATCAAGGTGGTTTATCTAAAGAAGAATACGAAAAGATTATGGACAGTATTCTTCCTAAAGAAAAAGAGTTAAAAGAGCTAATTGAAAAACTTAATTTATATATTGAAGACACCGAGTTTGCTTGGGCTTATGCCTTATCTGAAGGAGTTTATTATGCCCTTAACGACATGAAAAGTATTGAAGGCTTTGCTAACAAGTTTGGTGTAGCTCTTAGAAGTGTCGTTGGCGAGGTTATGTCCTTTAAAGAAGGTAGCGACAAGATTAACGACACTTGGGGACAGATATACGACTCAGTAGAAATGTTTAAGAACTTAGATATAGAAAAGAATATGTTTCAAGACTCTATGATGTCAGCTACTAAAGCCTTTGCAGGTGGCAGGAGTGTTGGTGGGTCATTAATGTCAGGTATTGGTAGTGCATTGATGTCTACAGGTAACCCAATGGGGCTTCTAATAAGTGGAGCAGGTCATTTGTTAGAAGGAGCAATTGGAAAAGATTCAGGAAAAAAAGTCAAAGAGGAAGCTAAAGAAATAAATAGTGCTTTAGACTCAGTTAATAAAGAACTTAAAGAGTTTGGAGTTAGCATGGGTTACAGCAAAGCACAAATAAAAAATACTGCTAATTGGTTTGAAAGATTATTTGGTAAAAAAGAATGGAAAGTGTCAGGGCTTGATAGCGCTAAGAAAAGCTTAGATGAAATGAACAACATGTTGGCAAATGCTAAAAGAGCTTCTTCCACTTTAATGAATGGCTTAACTAAAGCAATTACTGAAGGGTTTACTTATGGTGAGTTTAGAGGTATATTCGACCAATCTATAGGGCAAGCCTTACAGGACGCTATAATTACAAGCTTAATTAAGACTAAAGCTATTGACGACCAAATTAAAAAGCTCTCAGGTACTATTGCTCTTGCTGTTGAAGATGGAGTAATTAGTGAAGCTGAAGCAAAAGTTATTAAAAAACTAAGAGAACAGTTAATCGCTAGTGGAATGGAAGTTCAAGAAGTAATAAGTCAGCTTGGAGACATGGGGTTTGAGTTGGACGCTGAAGTAAACCAATCTCAAGACCAAACCTTTAAAGCAGGTGCTACAACAAATGTTACTTATCACCAACAATTTACTGTGGAAGCAGGAGCTATGATGGGTGATGAAGGTGACGCTGAAAGGTTTGCAGAGTTTCTTGAGCCATACATTGTTGAAGTGATTAACAGAAATCAAGGGAGGTAATGCTAAATGGGTAAACATATACAGTTAGATAATGTATTTTTGTACTGTACTGAATTTAACCATGACCCACAAGAGATTGGTAAAAGTAGAAGGTCTTATAATGGGACATTACACTCCCAAATAAGAAATTCTTACAATAGATTTGGGTTAGTCATAGAGGGTTTATCACCCTCTATGCACTCTAATTTATTATATGTAATAGATAAAAACAGGAGTTTTAATTCCCCTGCTGAGAACTTAACATTAGTTGATGATGTAGGAAATGAGTATATTGTTGCTATACCTCAAGGGGACTATTCGTACAAAAGAGCTAGTGGGAATAAGGAGTTATACAATTGGGAAATAAACTTAGAGGAAGTTAATTGAGGGTGATAAGTTATGAAAAACATTAGTCCAGAGTTATTAAACTTATTTAATTCTAAAAATAAATACATTGACCTTGAGCAAAAAATTGATTGGGATAATGATGATGTATTTGGTGTTGGCGAGGACATCAGTAACTATACATTATCAGCTAAAATTTCCAAAAAGATTGAAGGCAATTTTGGAATAAATGTTGTAGATAATGCAACTGTTGTGTTGGATAACTCAGCAGGTAACTTTTCACCTAAAAACCAAAGTGGTGATTGGAGTGGAAATATAATTCCTGAAAGATATAGCATAATTAAAGCAGGGTTAGAGAACGATAAAGTACCCCTCTTTGATGGTTATATTCAGGACATTAACTTAAACTACAATAATACAAAAGCTACTTTGAAACTAAAAGATTTAGTAAAAATGTTACAAGAAACTGATTGTCCTAAAAAGTTTTATAAAAATTATAGAATTGAAGAAATATTTGCAGAATGGTTAGATAGGGTTGGAATTAATTATACAGTAAGTAGTTTAGGTACTACAGTTACAGAAATTACAGATTCTTTCGAGGGTCAAAAAATGTGGCAAGCTATGATAGGTTTAGCCAATAGTGTATGGGGCGACATTTATATTGATAATGGTACATTCTTTTTCAAAACTAAACTGTCCCCTAGTTATGATGGCGAAACTTCCCCTGTAGATACTTTAGATGGGGACAATGACTACTTTGACATTGCTGAAAATTATAATACTAAAGACCTATTTAATGAAGTTAAGGTTGTAGCTAAACCTCTTATTAAGCAACCTAGACAACCTATTTGGACAGGTACTCAAGATAAAGTAGTAATACAAGAGGAATATAATAGTGATGTGATAGTTGATAACCAACTCCAACTTACTTATGTTCCTGAAGGTGAAACAACTGAACAACCTACAAAAAATGTTCCTATAGTAGACAATACTATGAGTATATTAGATATAACTATAGGGAAAACTTATAGTGTTGATAATGGAGCTATTTCAGTAAACCAACAAACAGGTTTAATAACTTTTGTAAACGATACTGAGTATCCAACCCCTACTAATAGTACTTTAAGGGTTAAGTATGAGCAGTATGCTAATAGGCTAACAGCTAATCAAACAAAAGACTTTATTATACGGTTAGATAACCCTGCTGTAAATATAGAGCCTATGAATGTTTTGGCTAGATACATTGGAACAGAGAACGAGGTAGCTGTAGCAGATACACTTAAGACTGCTGTAGTTGGGTACAACGAAGTAAAAGAATTTGAAATTAAAAAGCCACAAACAGTTAATTGGGAGTTCAGTTACGAAAAAGGAATAGTAGCTGATAGTGGCTCTTTTGTAGTAAATTCAGGTGATGAAGGAACGTATAAGGTTACTGTTGCTATAAATGATTTAGATGTTAATTATTACATTACAGATAGCACAGGAACAAGAGTAGTTGATAAAACATATAATTCACTTACTGTGATAGAGTTTGTTTATGGCAAGAACAATATTGAAGGTAGAGTTAGTTATGATAGTGGCGATACTAACGATTTAGATGTTGTTAATTCTGATTTAGAAGTAAATACATTTGTCTACCCTGACAGAAAAAAGATTAAATGTGAAATAACAAATAAAACTTCTGAAACAATTAAACTGTATGGATATATAAATGATAAAAACAATACTGCTGACAATATAGTATTAATGGGTAGACCTTATAAGAGAACAGAGATAATGGAAACTACAAGGATTGATAAGAAAAGTCAAGAGTCTTATGGAGTTAAGATTTTACCTACTATTGAAAATAATTTTATTTCTTCACAACAAGACTTAGATAAACTTGCAGAATATCTTTTATATAGATACTCAACTCCTAGAAGTGCTTTAAAAGTTAAACTTTTAGGTAAAGCTCAATATGAACTTGGGGACAAATTAACTATTATTCATCATGATATGGATATAGATAATGACTTTATTCTTACAGGAATTAATTATGATTTTAAAGATGGTGAGCTAATTACTGCTGTCGATTTAGTGCAAGCCTATGCTTCTGATTGGAATTACACACCATCAGGGACTCCTGTTCTTACAGAAGGCACTCGTGATGAAGATAAGTATACAATTCCAAATCAGGTAACAGGGCTTAATGCTCAACTAATAAGCTCAAGTATGAATGGAGATAATAAAGCAAAATTAACTTGGGATAAGCACAATAACCCCAATATTTCGCACTACAACATCTTCAAGAGGGAGGATATTCAGTCTATAGGTTCACACTTTAAGACTATTAATAACCCTACTACACATTTTATTGACAATACTTTAGTTTTTGATAGTAGCTATTATTATTCTATTACTGCTGTTGATAAGTATGGGAATGAGTCAGAAGTTAGTCCTGAAGTAAATATATCAATAAAAGATAATACAACTCCTTCAACTGCTATGTTTGATGTTGCTAGTTGCTATTTTAAAGATGATGTGCTTTTAAAATGGAATAGTATTGTTGAAGCTGAATTGTATGAGGTAAGGTTAGATACTAACTTTGGTGTGAATGATAGTAATTTAGTCTATAGAAGCAACGAACTTTCTACTAAATTTTTCCCACAAATTAGAAATTATACATTTTATATAAAAACAATTAATAACAATGGGGTTTATAGTTCAGGATACGATAGCATTACTTTAGAAAATGCAGCTCCACCACAACCTACTCCCCCAATAATAACTGAGTTCTTTGAGGGGCTTTGGATTGAATTACAGAATGTAGTTGATGATGACATAAAAGGATATAGGTTTTATGTAACAGATAAAGAAACTGATACAACTTCTACATTTGATGTTGCTACAGCTCAAAGACTTTCTTTTGAAGCTGAAAGTGGAAAAACTTTTGATATACAAATAAGTGCATTTGATAGTTTAGGGGAAGGAGCATTGTCTAATGTAGTTACAGCAACTACTAGAAGTATTGATGATATAAACCAACTTGGATTGCAGTTCCAGCCCCCTGAGATAGTTGATGTATTACCTGCACTACCTAACTCTGCATACCCTGAAGGAAAAACTGTATTTTTAACAACAGACAACACATTATATAAAAACATAAGTGGAGTTTGGGATAGTAGTTTATCAGATAACGAATACCAAAAAATACTTGTTGGAATAGTTGAAGCAGGAGCTATTGGAGTAGACCATTTGCAAGCAGAAAGTATAACAGCTAGTGCGATTGGTACAAATGAAATAATTACTAATATTGCAAACATTAATGACGCAGTGGTAGATGAGTTGAGAGTACAAAGTATTAAGGCTGGTGATATTACAGTTGGTAGTGAATCGACTTTTGAAGATGGATATAACCCAACAGTAGTTGAGCAAAATGCTATTAATTATGCAAATAATGTAGCAAAAGCTCAAGATAAAATGAGATTAAAGCCTGAAGGAGCTATCCTGTTTCACTTTGATGGAAATATAACAAGTACAGATGGTGTTGAAGCAGAGATAATATAAAAAAAAGGAAGAAGGGATTTTGGGTGTGTTTAATTACTTATTCATTTAAAGATAAGCATAAAGTTGCAACTAAAAAAATAGATAATTTTAGCAACAATCCAACGTGGGCTAATTTAGAAATAACTGCTAAGTGTAATGCTCATTGTGAATGGTGTTATCTTGGTGAGGATATAAAAAATAAAACTATGAGCTTTTCACAAGCGAAAAATGTAGTTGATATTTTATACAATTCAGATATTAAGCAGATAACAATAAGTGGGGGTGAGCCTACACTAATAGGATATTTACCCTTACTTGTTGATTATATAGTTAATAAAGGTATTGTTGCTAACCTTAATACAAATGGGTATTTATTAGATGATAAATTGATTGATAAATTAAACAGAGCAGGTTTAAATCAAATACAAACCAACATAGAGTCTATTAACTCTGACATACATGACGAGATAAGAAAACTAGAAGGCTCTCATAAAAATGCAATCAAAGCTATAAAAAAAATAAAGAACACTAATATAAAAGTAACATCACAAATTGTTGTAACAAAAGATAATGAAAGTAATATAAATGATATATTAAAATACTCTTTTGAATTAGGGGTAGACAGATGTAGGATTTGGGACAGTACAGGATATAAGGAATTAGCTCCTTCAAGTTATAAAAATGTAGTAGACAAAGCAAATGAAATGATGGTAGACTTAGGAGCAACACATGTTCAATCGTACGAACCATTACCAAACATTAATTTCCCTGATAAACTAAGAAAGACTATAATGTCTTGTCCTGCTTTATCAGGCATGTTAGTCTTTGTTGATGTAGAAGGAAACGTATTTCCTTGTTCAGCAGGGGATAGAGATAGTATACTTTATAATATTTTTGATTATAAAAACATAAATGAAGTTCATCATAAAAAGGTAAAAGGTATAATTAATTTAAGTAAAAAATGCGAAGTATGCAAGTATGTTAAGAGCTGTAAGGGTGGATGTCTAGGAAGAAGATACAATGGTAAGGATTGGTATTGTCAGGAAGGGGAATAAAAAAATGAATATAATATTAAATAATTATTGTAATTTAAACTGTAAATATTGTTTTGCTAAAGGAGTAATGTCTAAAAATAAAAGGCATATGACAATGGAGGATTTTAACTATTCTTTAGATTTTTTAAAACAATCAAGTGAAAGAGTAGTTAAGTTATTAGGTGGCGAGCCTACACTACACCCAAATTTTAATGGAATTATATATAGCATAAAGTCTGATAGTTATTTTGAAGGCATGTTGCTGTTTACAAATGGTTATTTTGATAAAGAAACTTTAAGGTCTTTAAAATATTTTAGTAAATATAAAGAGTTGTATTTATTAATAAATTTAAACCACCCTGATGATATAGGGAAAGAAGCTTATAATAATATATTAGATAATATAAAAGCACTAAATAAAATACAATCTATTCAAATTACTTTAAGTTTAAACATATATAAAAAAGAACAAGACTTTAAATATTTTATAGATGTGTATGAAGATGTTGATTTAAATTTTGTTAGGTGGTCTTTGTCTGTTCCAACAGAGGAAAAAGATAAATCAAATCCTACTAAATATATTAAAAAACTTATTCCAACAGCAATAAGGTTTATAAAAGAGACAAGCAATCTAGGGCTAAGTGTAACTACAGACTGTTTCCAAATTCCTATATGCTTATTGAACAATAAAGATTTAAGGTTGTTAGCACTAAGTGGTAAGGATAATATAGGCAAACCATGTAGCCCTATAATAGATGTAAAGCCTAATTTAAAAATTATTAGATGTTTTGCATTAGATAGCCATGAAGTAGACTTAAAAGATTTTAGTAATATAGAGGAACTGAGATATTATTTCTCAAATGAAATTGACAAAAAGCAAGAGCCTTCTTTTGACAAATGTAAAAGTTGTGCTTCTTACAAAAAGCATGAAAAATCTTGTGTATGTTTAGCTTTTGGGGGGGATAAATAATGTATGATTACCATATATTTGAAGAAACTGTAAAGAAGAACGAAAAGTCAGTCATTCAAATGTCAGAAAAAAAGTTAATAGAAAAGACTATGTTTGAAGATAAACCTTTTGTTGATGTTAGAGATAATATTTACAATGATATTTACGAATTGTTTTGTGATAATGGATTTAGTTTAGATAAAGGAAGTATTTTAACTACACAAGATACTATACCTACACATTTTGACAAAAAGACTTTTGATTTTTATTATTATATGAACATTGGGAATCATTTTATGAAGCCTTTAGATAAGTTTCATAATATAATCAACTCTTTGGGTTATACTGAAAGTTATATAACTGATAATATATTTTATCCAATTACAAATAGTAAAATGTTATCTTTAAATTTACCTAAGTTTAGAACAATATCTATAAATCCACTAATAGAAGGATTATCTCTTTACTTAGAAACAACCCCTGAAGTTAGAGAGTACGAATGTAAAAATCTTGTTGAATTAACTAACAATGACTATGATTATCATAATGGTTTATTAAATTCCATCTTTGGTGATGAAGATAAAGGGTATATATTAAAAAACAAAATGTTGGGGATTGGTTTTGGATTTAATGGAACGAGTATAATGAATGAGTTAAAATACTTCTTTATTTATAATAATCTTAATGAAGATGAAAAGAACAACTTAAATAGTATAATAAGCAATAGTCCTGATGTGATTAAAAATGAACACAGCATAATAGGTGATATTTATATAGTAGGATTGACAATAAGTAATAATAGTGTTGATTACTACAAGTATTATTATAGGTAGGTGTATAGCATGGAGTACGAAATTATTGATAGGTTTACTAGAGAAGTTATACAAGATGACAACACAAAAAAAATAGAGTTTTTTGATTACCCTATTGGGTATTTAGATAATAATAATGAATGGCAAGAAATAAAGCCTGATTTTATTGATGATGGGATAACTTTTACAGATAGCAAGAATGCATTATCAACATCAATAGCTCCTGACCCTACTCAAAAATATAATATTACTTATAAAACTGATTATGGGTTAGAAGTTAATTTAGATTTAAGAGATATTATTTACACTAATGGCGAAAGTATAGAAACAATAGCTACACCTCAACAAGCTAGTAATTATTTAGTAGAGGACAACGAAGGATATTCTAATGTTGTACAATCTCACATATTTCCTGACATTACAGACTCTTTTAGGTCAGAAAATAGTAAAGTTAAGAGAGATATATATATAGAAAAAAAATTACCTACTCCTACTCTTAGTGGGGAAATAAATTTAGAGATAAGGCATGTGTTTGAAGTAAATAAAGATGTTGATGTTTATACTAAGTCAGGGTTTAAGCCTGATGTATATACCCCTGAGCCTATAATAATAGAAGATAAAGATAATCATGAAAACATATTCACTTTTGAAGCTCCAACCTTAAACGACAATGAAGGTAAAAGTTTACCTATTTTGTATAAAATAATTCATATAGAAAATAATAAATATGAATTGTCTTATGTAATTAGACAGCCTGATATTAACAAAGATAATATTCTTTATCCATTAATAATTGACCCCACTACTTCTGTTAGCAATGTAGGAACTGGAGGGACAAAAAATTGGACTTGTGATTATCCACAAACTGTTTCTTGGAGTTGTAGTATTTATGGACATAGTTCTTCATATTCTAGTGATACAGGATATTTTCACATTTATGATGGCGACAATAGAAGGGTTTTTAAAGAAAAGTATAGTTCGGGGGGAAGTAACTATTCAGGCTCATTTGCTATTGGCTCAGGTGATTTAGGGACAGGAGCAATAAGAGTTTGGGGTAGTAACGCATATTCAGGTGGTAGTGGCTCAGTTACTTATAGTGTTGATAGTACAAGCCCTGATTTTCCTAATGTATCAGTTGTTGGAAAGACTGACACTTCTGTTTCTTTAGATTGGACAGTAGGAGATGGGGGAGGGTCAGGTGTTGATTATGTAAGGCTATATTTTCA